AATCCTCTTTCAACATTTCACGAATCAACATTCTGACCTTATTCGGGTTGATGTCGCGCTGAAGTTCGTGGTTTTTGCTTAAGAAAGATTCAGCCTTTGTAGGTGTGACTTGGTCATAGCTGACCGAGACCTGTTTGTTGCCCATTGGAACGGGTGATGAGTAGGAAACGCTAGCCCTGGTGTAAACCATGACTATCGAATACTAGAATAACCTACATTCAGTGTGAGTCAAGGCCATTCATGTCACCATTCATACAAGAGACTCAACCAACCTTGGAAATCCCTGATCACCGTGTAGAACGGGTCGATGACATGGCCCTCAGCTATATCCTCCGGGCAATCCAGGCTTATGCCTCCACCCCCGAAGGACGTCAGCGCTCCCTGGGCGATAGCCTCTATGGCCGGAAAGCCTATGAAGCTATCGCCAGGGTTAAGGCTGACTCCCTGGCGTTGGTACGGTTTGACTATTAAGCCGCTGCCGTCGGATAGGCGTTCAAGTTCTCCAGAATGGCTTCCCTTAATCGGTCGAAACCCTCCCGCCATGGGGTGTCATCATGCCTCGCTGCGAACACTGATAGCCCATAATCCTGTAATAATGTCACCCGATCACTGATACTTTCTTTTTCCCAATCAGCATTGATTGAATCATATTCAAGCTGACTATGATCATCCTCTGAGATCAATGGATAACTTTCCAGCGCCTCCACTGTTTCAACCTGTTCTTCAGTGGCTAGTTTGACATCCAGCACCACACCTTCGCCATTCCATCCATAACCCACCGTCAGAATGGCGTTGTTCGGGTCCTCAGTGGTTTGTGGATCGGTGAACGTTCGAAAGTTGGATAATCCCACCAACCCGCTGTTGGCATAATCGGAATATCCCATTAGTTCAGGTACAAAACCTAAACTGACATCCTGCCATCCTTCCCGAACACATACGGCAAGGTGATCATCTGGGCTTTGGTGCCACTGGTGCGAACAGTCGCGCTCGGGCTCTCCGTTCCTGATCAGCAGCCAGTGACCCTGACAACCTGTTAGGGCTTCGATTCTTTCGCTTAGTTCTGTTGGTAATTTCATAGTTTAAACCTTGCTAGTTTGTAGAAACTTTGCTGCTCTTTGAGCGTCCCTCAGGCTGTCGTAAGCCTGAAAATCACCACAAGTATCAATCTCGCCAGAATCAGTGCAGAATCTCAACGTCCACAATCTTGGGCCATCATCCGTCCACTCTCCCTTAAATGGTAAGTAAACGGCTTCAAACTGTTCCGACGTTATGAAATAGGCCCCCGAGGGAACGGGAAATACAACAGACGAAACCCGAGAACTGAAAAACCTCATGTTGCCAGCACTAAACCACCATGCGCCGGGCTTTCCTCCCTTCTTTTTATTGAGAGCCCGTGAACGGGCTTTGATTTCTTCGATGGTGTGAATCATCGGGGAGACTCCACAACGGTGTGAACTTCCCAATTCCTGAGAACGCCCTCAGCTTGTAACTGCTCAAGGATCTGCTGGGCTTCCTTCTGAGCATCTACCAGTGTGGTGGCCGTGACGGCTGAGCAGTTAGGGCTCAATGTCCCGTCGTCTCTCTTCAAATAAACATCCCATCTCATCGGATTCTCTCCATGGGTTGAGTGTTGCTGTGTTGGTTCGGTTGATCGGCCAGCGTGTTCAGGGCAAAACCCCACACAACGGCAATTCCGACAACAGCTAGAGAGAAGCCGATTAACTCCTCCCACTTGCTTCTTGTTTCGTAACGGTTCATTTGTTTAACTCCTGAGCAATTAAGAACTCACAAAATCGTTCGGCTGTTAAATGGATGGCCCAACCTTGATAATTGAAATGATCAAGCGTCCATTCCTTCTGGCTGTTGTCTAACGACATCCAGACAGTGGCCGCTTCTTCTGCTTTCTGGCATCCGATGACGCTTAGAGAGCCGTAATGCTCCAAAAGCTGGTCGGCGGTGAATCGGTGCATTTGTCCCCAGTGGTGGGTTGGATCGTCTGTCTTGCTTGACAGCCAGCCTGTGGCGACTGTTTGGAGTAAGAAAGCAGCCGGTGAGCGTTGAGAGTCGCCCGGATCGGCTGCTGTTGGTGCGTTTCAGCTGTCAGCAGCCTGCAGAGTGCGTTGATTGATCGTCTCTCGGAGTGCTTTCCAGCCTTGCGAGCTGAGGAAGATGTTCAGTGTGTCGCCGTTGTCGTCGGTGATGCTGAGGAGTGATGCCATCTGTGAGACCCGAACGTCTGAAGCGTCAAGGTGAACGGTGAGCTTCTGCTCTGCTTTGGTGCGCATGGTTTGCCTGAGTAGGACGTGAGAGAGAGCTTCCCCCCTCCCTTTCTAATAATAGTTTATTCCTCGCGGTTTGTCTAGTAGTTAATCGCCATTCACGCGAGGCATTCACGCGAGGCAGTCAGCCAGTCAGCCCGTTCCTCCGTCGTTCTCTCCTGCAATCGGCTCTGGTACCACTTGACCCGCTTATCTGTCAAGCGATCGGGGGCAGTGTTGCAAAATGTAACTTTGGTTCACTGTCGCGAGGAACCTGCACATATATCCGCCAAACAGTTGATTAAGTATTAAAAAGCCCCCTAGATGGGGGGCAGGGGTTGAGTTTGCTGGGGCGTGGGGATCAGTCGCCCTTGTCCTCAATAGAGATTTTAAGTTCAGGGGTTTGGATATTGACGGTTTCAACGGACTCACCAATCACTCGTCCAATGGAATCGAGGACTTGACTTGCGGTTTGTAGCTGACCTTTTTTGAGGGCCTGATGAAAGAGCTTAGTACGCATGTGCTGCAAGCGAGCGAGCATGTTGTCGCGGTCAGCTTGCCAGTCTTCATCAACCAATAATTTGACTTCACGCCAATCACGCCAAGCAGTTTCGATTGAGCACTGTTCTTTTTCAGCGTGATCGTAAACAAGCGCCCGAGCGGACAGTCCATCCAACTGTCTGCGATACAACCTTCTGATTCGATCTTGTTTGGCTTGTGTGGTGCGATCAGTGAGGGCCATGTATATCGACCTTTTTCACGATAATAACGGTCCACATGCCGTTCTGGCACGAAACAAGGGGGGTAGGGGGTCAAAAAAGCAGTTAATGTTTGCGGTATGGCTGTAAAAACAGAGCCTATCAACCTGAGATGGGCACAGGGGCAGGTTTATTCAAGTGAAAAGCGCTTTCGAGTATTGGTAGCGGGGCGTCGATTTGGCAAGTCGTATTTATCTTGCGTTGAGTTGGTGCGTGGAGCGATTGAGAAGCCAGGAGAGACGTTTTTTTATTGTGCTCCGACGTATCGAATGGCAAAGGATATTGCGTGGCGAGCATTAAAGAAGCTGGTTCCGAAGGTATGGATCCACAGTAAGAACGAAACCGACCTACGAATCGAGCTTATTAACGGTTCAACGATCGAATTGAAGGGTACAGAGAACGCTATGGCGTTAAGGGGCCGCAGTTTAAGCGGTGTAGTGCTGGACGAAGCAGCATTTATGGATGCGGAGGTATGGTTTGAAGTTATCCGACCTGCTTTAGCGGATAAAGAGGGCTGGGCATTATTTATTTCGACACCAGACGGTACAGCCAGCTGGTTTTACGACTTGTGGTGTTATGTACCGGAGGATGAGACTGGAGATTGGAAGAGGTGGTGTTATACGACGATTGAAGGCGGCAATGTTAGTAAGCATGAGGTCGAAGCAGCGCGTGCCCAGCTTGACACTCGAACATTCCGACAAGAATTTGAGGCCAGCTTTGAAAATCTGACTGGTTTAGTAGCGGTCAGCTTTTCGGACGACAATATTTCAACAGAAGCCCGCGACATATCAATTCAACCATTGTTGTTAGGCGTTGACTTCAACGTTGATCCAATGAGCGGTATTTGCGCTGTAAAGGACGGCGAAACGCTTTATGTTTTCGATGAAGTTATGTTGACTGGTGGAGCGACCACATGGGATTTTGCGGACGAGGTTACGCGAAGGTATGGTGTGGATCGCAGGGTTATTGCGTGTCCTGACCCTACAGGTGGAGCACGAAAGACAAGTGGTGTTGGAGTAACGGACCATGCAATTTTGCGCCGTAGTGGATTTACGGTTCAGAGTCCTCGATCACCGTGGAAGATCCGGGACAAAATTACGGCAGTAAATACGGGATTAATGGATGCTGCTGGAGCGCGAAGGGTCAAGATTCATCCAAGGTGTAAGGAGCTAATCAAGTCGCTTCGGACATTGACGTATGCCCCTGGAACGGGTTTACCGAATAAGAATTTAGGAGTGGACCATGCGTTTGATGCGTTTGGGTACTTGGTGTTGCAGCAATTTAACCTTGCAAAACCCGAAACATTAGGTACAACCTCCTATCGGCTTTATTAGGATGAGTTGGCAAACCTTGATAAGGGATGCGACAGAGTCTCTTGCAGCGGATCAGGAGTGAGGGATGCGGGTGCGTGAGCCGGTTCTAGTCCGCATCCATTGGAGCGGTTAGACTGGGGACAAGTTGCTTGTCTTTGTCATGCCCAAAGGTGCTGGGACATACGGTACGCAGAAAGGTCGTCCACCAAAGAAGAAAAAGGGAATGAAGAAGGGCAGTAAGAAGATGCGTTGTAGCTGTGGCCAGTGAAAACGTTCCAGTCAACAAGGCGCTTTACAGCCGTGTAAAAGCGGAAGCCAAGCGCAAGTTTGACGTGTACCCAAGCGCGTATGCAAATGCGTGGCTGGTACGCGAATATAAGAAGCGCGGTGGCACTTACCGAAAAGCAACCAGTGGCGGAACGAAAAAAGGCACGAAAACCCGCAAAACCAAAAAAGCCAAGTAAGTCACGAGGCGGACTTGGCCGATGGTTTGACGAAAAGTGGGTCGATATAAAGACCGGGAAACCTTGTGGTCGTTCTAAGGGTGAGGATCGTGCTTATCCAGCGTGCCGACCATCGAAGAGGGTGTCAGGCAAGACACCAAAGACAACTGGCGAGATGAGTGCAGCGGAAAAAGCTCGTTTTAAGAAAGAAAAGACCGGTTCAAAGAAGATTTCGTATCAACATAAGCGGCGTAAGGCCAAAAAAAAGAAAACTTGAGATGGCTTGGGGCGTGTAGGCGGTTAGAATCAACGGTATAGACCCTTCCTATGTCTACCCATGGCCA